TACAGCAATTTGGCGTGCATTCCACTCCAATGCAATTTCTTGCATCTTTACATCAATAGCGTGCTCCAACCGACTTTGGAAGTTTAGGAAGCTATTGCAAGCCTTTTTGTTGATAGTCAACTTACGCTCGAAAAAACGGTCAATATCTTTCGTAGATTTTAACCCCGAGAATGTTTGGTCAGGAACGATAACACATGCACCGGTAGCACTAGATGAACCGCTACCGATTGTGTTTTGGTCAGCTTGATTGTAAACAATGTCAAAGCTAGTGCAACGGAATGTACCATCCTCCTGCATTGTCATTTTAGGCAGCATTTTGGAGGTTTGAAACTCCGCAAGGATAGCAGCCGTTTTTGGGTATTTGAAAAACACTGGTTCAGTGCGTTTATTGAGGGGTGAAACTTCTTTCAGCCCGACTTGCAATTGCGATAATACCGCATCTACATAAGACATATTCTATTATTTTTTATTTGTTAATCGAATTGGGTTTCGTAAGCCTTATTAAAAGCGGCTTGACGTTCTTTGTCAGCCGTTCCAATCGCTTCGTAAGTTTTTAAATAATTTTTTGGGTCTAATTCTTCTTTTGTGAAGTTGAATTTACCCGCTCCTTTTGGTGGATTGCCGCTACCGCTGCCGCTTGGGGTGGCATCAGCTTTTCCAAATTCAGAAAATGCAGCAGTGAAAAAACCTTCTAGCTCAATCGGTTTGTGCATATCGTCCTTTTCCTCGTCCCCATTTTCATCGACAAAACGCAGTTTTCCACCAATTTTTTTAATGGTTTTTCCTAGCATTTCAGCCTTTACAAGCTTTTCAATCGCTGCATCTGAGGGGAGTTTTAGTCCCAAAGTTTTTACGTGGTTTTTTGCTGTGTTCATTGCTTCGTTAAACAAAGCTTTTGATTCGTACTCGTTATGCTTTTTTTCATTTTCAGCTACTACATTTTGTAGCTTCGTCTCTAAATCGCTATACTTTTTCTTGTACGTATCAACTTGTTTTTGAAGTTCGGGACTAGCTGTCCCCTCGCCTTTTTTCGCTTGTATCTGTGAGACTAAGTCGCTATAATCGGAAAAATCAGAAATTTCAAACGCTTTAGAAAGTTCTTTTTCACGTTTGTCAAGAGAATTTTTAACCGCTTTATCTGCGCTTTCTTTCTCTATTTTTTTGAATTTGTCGGCTGCAAGCGACTTGATACTTGCGTTTATTTCGTTCGGCTCAAAGGCTGTGCCGTCTTCTTTTTTGGTGAGATTAATAACCTCCTCCTTGCTTTTGCTTAAAAGATTAGCAAGAACTTCCACAGATATTTCTATCTTATCCATAAAGATACAAAATTTATTTTAGATTAGCAAAAAATATTTTTTAACCTTACTCTTTTTTTGGTTTTCGGGCTGCTTTTTCGGGCTTTACTTCCGAATCGGTAACATCAGAAAAAGGAACGCCAGCTAAACTTGGGGCTTCGTCTTTTGTGTAAAAATCGAAGTTGTTGGAAAATGGGGGTTTATTTTGCATTGAGCCCCAATCTCCATAACTGACTTCAGTTTCCTTTTTCGTTATTTTGTGTTTGATAAAGAACCCCATTATTTAGCCTCCTTGACTGCTGCCTCCTTAGCTGCTTTCGCTGCTGCCTCCTTGACTGCTGCCTCCTTAGCCAAAACAACCAATGCCAATTCGTTTTTTACCGTATCTTCGCCATCGGTAATTTTAAAGCTAAAGTTATCGTTGTTCTGGTCTTCTGCTACGAATTTTGAGGCATAAAAATAAACAATGTTGCCCTTTTTGTCAGTTCTTTCAACCAACGATTGATTAACTTGTTTTTTGGGCAACTGTTTATTTATAAGCTCCTTTTGCTCGTCTTTGAGCTGTTCAAAAAAATTTGTTTTTGTCATGATTAACGTTTTTTTATTTTAGTAATGATTCGATTTCCCTTTAAGTCCTTTTTTACTTCTAGCATCGACCCATCGGACAAAGGGGTTATTTTTGGATCGGTGTACATCTTATGCAAATATAGCGTAATTGCTTTTGTTTGTTTTTCAATAGCTTCCGAAAAGTCTATTTTTGCTAACAACTTGACGGCATCAACATTACGATTCATTGAGCGAATACGGCTACTTTTACCATCTACCAAAGCTGATAAATCTACTCCCTTAAATTCGTCATTATTTAGCCGCTCCAAGAACCCCAAGTGTTCGCTTGTCGTATCTTCGTTCGTTATAAATTCGCCGCCACCTACAACAAAATTAGTGCCTTCAATTCTATGCCCTTCCCCTCCATTCTTATCGCTAATTCCGCCAGCTCCAACCGTTGGTAGTTGCCCACCATCGTGCAATTTAACAGCTTGAAAAGCTGCGACTTTAGAGGCTACAAATGCCGCTACCATTGCACCAACTACGCCAGCAGCGATAGGAATGCCAATGCCAAAAGGTAGAGCCGCAAAACTCGAAAATATCTCGCTAGCTGCTGTGATAAGATTTGCCGTTTGGGTAATAGTATCAAGTATTAGTTGTGCGGTTTGCGCCTTCTTTTGCGATGCTAATGCTTTTTCCCTTGCAGCTTCTTCTTCTTTTAGCTGCTTTTGTTTCAATTGAACATTTGATGCAAACCCCTGTTCATTCAATTGTAATTCGTTAGCTAAGTCAGTTTGTAACCTGCTTATGTTGTCGTTTCTTAGTGCAATTTCTTGTTGTGCTATTTGCTCTTGTTGTTGAAACAAGTCTGAGAGCCCATCAATAGCCATTCCGACACCCTTTTCAATCCCTGCAATAGCTTTTGAGCCCTCAGGGGTGTCAGGGTCAAGACCTAGAAACTCAAAAAATGACTTTCTTTTAGTGCCCACTGCTGCTTGTGCCTCAATGCCGAAACTTTCTAGCTCGCTGGTTATCGCTGCTAATTGCGCTTTTGTTGCATCTTGTTCCGCTTGCGTTCTTTCAACTCCAAATCTTTGTATAAATAAAAGTCTTTGTTGTTCCGTTTGCAACGCCAACTTTTGCCGCTCCCTTTCCTGCTTAGCTTGATTTGCTGTTATTTGCTCCTCAGTTGCCCCTGCTTGCTTTAATCTTAGCAATTCAAGAGATTGCACCTGTCTTAGGTTTGCCTCTTGTAAAGCAATACTTTCGTCAAGTGCCTTTTCTCTTATTTTGAGGACATCTTCAGGATTAAGCTGCCGGTCATCGCCTCCTATGTCTGCTTTTTGAACAACCGCTTTAGGTGTTCTTAGTGCATCCAATTGAGCGTTTGCCGCTTCTAAATCCTTTGTCAATTGTTCTGCCTGAGCAACCAATGGCGTTAGTGCCGTCACGTCCCCTGCCTTCGTTTGCTCGTTTATTTGGGCGTTTACCTTACTTAATTTTGATTCAATATCCGAAATAGAGCCCGCTAAAATCTTATTCTTTTCGGCTGTCTTTTCGGCACTCACCCCGAGTTCTTCTAGTCCTTTTGTCGTTACATCCGTTATCCCCTCGACCTGCGCTGCTACTGGTGCTAATACATCAAATACACCGCTAACGACCGCTGCAATTTCTTTTCCGTTCAATGCAGCTTTTGCCGTTTTTGCGGCTGAAATTGCAAGGGATTCCTGTATTTTTAGCGTCTCGCCTGCTGCTAAATTTTCAAGCGTGAAAACTTGAATACTTTCAAATGCAACACGCTTTTTTATTGCTGCTTGGGCTGCTAGTGCTTTTGTTGCTAAGTCAAGTTGTAATTGTTCTGTTATTTGATTCTGTAACTTCGCCTTCCCATTTTCGATTAGTGCAATGGTAGCCGCATCGTAGCCTTTTTTAAGCTCGCCTGTTTTGGCGTTCTCTAAGGTTAAATTATTAAAATAGCCAGGAAATTGCGTTTTTAAAGCATCAATAGCGAGTAGCTTGTCCTTCTTGCTTGTCGTTTCGCTTTCGACTACTTTTTTAAGGTCGTTCAGCGTTCCCGATTCTTTTATAAAAGCCTTTGTTGCATCTTCTGTGGCTGCTGCTGCCGCTTTCGTTATTAATGTGGATGCGTTGAAGGTGTCGTTATAAAAATCAACTGCGAGCCCTATTTTAGTTATTGCGCTGCCCACCATCCCGAAAATGCCGGGGATAGTGTTAAACAACCGCATTTCAGAACGCATTCCCTTTAATCCTTTTATCAAACCATTGCCCACATTGCCACCCGCTTTATCGGTTTGTTTCAAATTAGTTTGGACCTTATCAATTTCTTTGTTTAGGTCCTTAGCTCCTTTTTCAGCTACCCCAAAAGCCTTATCAATGTTTTTTCCTGCCTGAGCTGCCTCTTTGTCGATTGAGTTTAATTCTTTCTCGACTAGGTTTAGCGACCTTAGCAACTTTTCATCGTTGAGTGTTATGTCTAATTCAATATCATTTTGTGCCATTTGCTGCGGTTTTGAGGTCTTTTTCAATTAGTCGGATATGCGTGTAAAAATCTATTACACCAAGCTTTAACATCCAACTTATTTCGTACTTTGATTGAGTAACGATAAGGTGTAAAAGCTCTGAATGATTTTTATCTATTTCGTTGTAAATTTTAACAACCTTTATTTTGCGGCTACTAGAATTTTGTTTTAAAATGGTGTTCCCATAAGTGAAGGACTCCGTGTCTGCTACTCCTTTTCTTCCAAGCCATGCCCCATGCTTTTCGTGTAGTCTTCTATTAAGTCTTGCAAAAAAATCTTTGCTTGCAAAAAAAAACCGCCACCACGATACCCCTCAGCTATCCAATTTTTAATTTTTGTTTCGGCTAGCTCTTTGCTCCATTGGCTTGTATCTTCGCCCTCTTCGTTAATAAATAAGGTACATAGCATCAAATAGTATTCTGCCATTGTTCCTGTGCGCTGCTCCTTGTTGATGTACCTATCAATCAATTCATTTTGCAGGGTCGCAAGATGAAAAATATTCGCTTTGCCAATCCCACGCCCTATGTCGGCGGTCATCTGCTGCATCTGCTGAATAGTAGCCACTAAAGATTCAACGCTAGTATTCATTGAGTATAAAAACCGTAGCTTTTCATACTCGTTATATCTTGCAATCCCTAAGCTTTCAACTACTTTTGTTATAATGTATTTTATCCCATTGGCAGTAAAAAAACCGCTACTGGGATCTAATTCTTTCAATTCCATTTTGTTAATATTTTTGTCAGTGCCATTGAAAAAAACATGTAAGGAACCGCCATTGAATAAATGCCGAAGAGGAAACACGAAAAAAGACAGAGCCAGCCAGAAAGACAAATTGAGCAGCGAAGTAGCCAACCAAATATTGTTTCAGGATAGGGGTAGAACTTAGGTATAAACCACAAAAGCCCCTCGTTTTTCGTTAGTTCGGTTGTCCAAATCCATGCAAAGCAGGAACAAAAAAGTATAATTAGCATATTGGGGCTTGGTGTGCTTCGTTTCGTTTTCGATAAAATGCACTAAGTATAGCAAGCTCAACCATAAGAGCAACAAAAGTTGCCTGTGGGTCTCCTGCTGTATAAATGCGATTAATAAAGTCTAGTTCGATTATTACTTTGTCCATGGCTAAAGTGTTGAAAAATCAATACAAGTAATCGGTGTAGAGGTTGCAAAAGTGTAATCACATAAAGGAATACGCATTGTTATATCTACATTCATCGCAAAAGTATCATAAGGATAAAGCAAGAAAGCGTCAACATCTTTGCCGTAGTCGTATTGACTAAAAATGTCTTTATCTTTCTTTTCCTCCTGCGAGAAAAAGAAATCTATTGAGGCTTTTTCTAATAAAGCATTTCCACCGCCATTGGTGAACTTTTTATATAGAATTGGTAGTATTGAACGCTGTGCATAAGCCGCAGCATTGCAATAATTAACGCCTAGTTTTTGAGTATTCAGCCAACCAACCAGCCGAGCCTTGCCACGCAAAATTCGTATTTGTTGGTTATCTCTAAATATTCCAACATCTGAAAGCCCTTGTGTTATCTCCCAATATAAAACCGACTTTTTAGAGCTGTCGGGCATCAATTGTTGATACCTTTGATTGTTATTGCATTGGGCGGTCGTAACGCTGCAAGATACAGGAAACGATTTATACACCACCCCATCGGTTGAGTTCGGCATAGCTTGCGTCACCTTTTGAGTAACGCCGCCAAAAAACTCTACCCAACCTAGCGCAATCAAATCGGGTGTTAGTAAATTTAAAGCCTCTTGAATTAACATACAACCATTTTATTTCACAAATATACGAAAAAAAAACTATTTTAGATACTTATTGATTAATTTTTTTACCCTGTTTAAATTAGCAATTCTTAACATCCTAATTTCATCTTTAGACAAGCCTAAAATATTCCCATATCTTTCAGAATTATAAAGGGATACTTGTCGGCTTCGGGCTGTTCTAGGCTCTATTAAGGCAGTTGTTTTATTTTGGTCGTTTTCTGTTATTTGCACGTCCATTTCACGCCACATTCCGCCAGTAAAAGTAAGCGTTACTTTATCGGTTGGCAGGTTGTTCGCGCGCCTAAAACCTTTATAAGAAAGCCCAACCCCTTTTTTCTTTGCTGCTTCGACTGCCTTGGCTCCGCTCGCATTTATAGACTTATTGTCAAAGTAGAACGGAGGCAACGGCACATCGCTATAATGCCCGAGCTGCACACCGTTTAAGTCTTCGCCTTCGGTCTGTATTCTACGCCTAATCAAGGCTAGTGCCTCTTTAGCGATTAGAAGAGTTTCGTTTGGTCGCTCTGTTATCAAATCGTTTTTCAGATTATCCAAGAGGCTTATAAATTGCTTTATTAGCATGGTGTTAGTACCAAGGTTGTATCACCGCAATTTGAAGCGGTGACGCTGTTCATATCAAATGTGAAGCTACAAACACCAACTACTTCGCCCAGAGTGCCTCCATCCTCAAAACGAACGTTGGACAAAGTAAAAATTTCTCCTGTTTCCAAAAGTTGTAGCACTACGCTATCTTTCATGCCCACTTTTGAAAAGAAATCAACTAAAGCAGCTCTAAGTTCAAAGAAAAAAGAGACGGATGCTCTTTGTCTTTGATAAGTAATAATTCTATCCTTAAGTTGGTTTTCGTCAACCTCTTGGAAGGTATCTATTAAGGGTCTTGTTAGCTCAACATTTAGCCATAAAACAACGCTAAAAAATTGAGGGTTGCCCCAAAGTACATTGTTTTTAAAGCCTCCAGTAGTGGTTGGGCTGCTGCCGATTATTAATTTTGCATCCATTTTTAATAAATTGGGGTAGGCGTTAATTTGATACCTGCGGCATTTTGAAAATTGTAACTTTGTGCAAATGTGCCGCAGTATTCAGTTTCAATCGAAATCGCAACTGCATTCGCTCCATTCGGCAAATTTGCCGTAAAGTTTTGCGTGAAATTTGGAACGGCATTTACAGCATTTATATACCCCACGATGTATGCAGGGTCTGTATAGTTGATTGTAAAAGCGACATTCATAGATAAGTCCATTTGCACGTTTAATATTGTGTAACTTAGACTAAACCCATGGGCGCAAACGCCACCGACTAAGAACAATTCAGAGTATAAAGTCGGGTGTGCTGTGAATTCTAATTGATAGAACCAAGTACCACATGGCATTATAAAGGTTAGCTCCGTTAGGCTCAAATAAGAATAAATTGCATCTAGTGTTGTCAGGCACTTCTTATCAATATTTATAGCTAAGTTGATAGTAATCGGAGTTTGTTCAACTCCGAGAATCACTTGCACCAACTTAACCGCTACTAAATCCGAGTAGCTTTTTAGTTGAAAGGAAGGCAGGAAGTTCTGGGGTACTGCCCACATGCCTGCCGTGCCTGGCTCCGTTATTTCATCGAAACGCTCTTGGTAGCGTTTGTATAAATAAAACGGCAGCCCCGTCCCGAATTTATCGACTGTTTCTCGATTTAATATTCTTATGCTCATTATAAATCCTCGAATTTTATCACTACATTAAATAATTGACTAGATAGGTTGTAAGTGGCACTTTCTAGCCGTCCTTGACCTACGCTTGTTTTGATTAACTCTAATGGGTTAAAATCGTTTAAGCAAGGAACAGGAAAAACAAGCCCTTCTTGTCGTTTTATTGGTCGTGTTGAGTTAAAGACCGTTGCCACACCATTCAATGTTCCATTGTTCAAATAGCGATAATCAAGAAAATAATCACGGTGCAAATTAGCCCAAGCGAGCGGAGCGTTAGGGATAAAAAGCTGCGACAATTCCCCTACTTCATCTGCCGTTTCATCTTCATTTAGCGAGTTAGTAGCCAGCAACAAAAGTCCCTCGTTTTGCTCATTCGGATTTTGGAATATTCGGGCTACTTCTGTTTCCATCACTTGCGTTCTTACCTGCAATGTCCGAGCAGTTGAGCAGCCTTGCGTATAGATAATCGGTAGCCCTATAAAGTCTTGATATTGCGCATCCTTCGCGTAGGTGAACGTCTCTTGGCGTGGCACTTGGTCTTTATCCCAATTAACTTTGTTCCTTCCTACGTTCCATTTTCCGCCGTCTAAGGTCGTTAAATCGACCCCAACCACATTAGAAAGTATGCCTGTTACATGCTCAAAAATTACCTTGTTTGTTACACTATCAACATACCAAAGAGCATTTAACAAGGTCGTTAAATCGCTCATAGCATCTTTAAAAGATAGGTTTGCTATTGTTGCTAGTTCCGTTGCCGTTGGGTTCACCGCATCACTTTTTTGTTGCAACGAAAGGGTTGCCATTGGGTTGGGATTAACAGCCGTTACAGGGTTTGTCGCATTGGTTAAAAGCTCGCTATCAATCGTTATCCCTGTTCCACAAATTTGGTCTAAGATGTAATTTAGCGTACCTACCAAGGGGCGAGTGTTCAAAAAGAAAAAGTTAGTTGAACCTATTAGCACGCATACCCGCTCCTTCCAATTTAAAAAGGGAACTGTACCGTTAAATATTCCCATATCCCTAGTTGATGCTGTGGAGCAAATAGGAGGCGTACAACCAATTCCAAAGCAGTTATTAAACGATATTTCTAAGTATAATTCCGTGGGCTGAACATTACGGTAATAAGTAGCCGTTCCATTTATTGCGCATTCGTCACTCAGTAAAAACCAAGTAGAAAACGCAAGGGGTGGCGGCTGCAAAGTTCCGCCCACGCAATTAACCCGCACAACATAACGAGCGTATAAGCAATAGTTAATTCCGATGTTTCCTGCGTATGATGCAATCGAGTTATAAGCCTGTCCCCACAAAGGAACAGCCCCACAAACACCAACGCCAACCCCATCAACTAAAAGCAACTCCAAACCAAACGAAGGAGTATATGCGAAGTCTTCAGGAGGCAACACGCCAAAATCTGCAGCTAAAAAATTAACCTTTTTGTCGATGTTGTCAAGCAGGCAGGAGTATTCATCAGTTACCGCCAACTCGCATTCAATTACGCAAGTATCATAATTAACCGTGCAAGCCTGCCTAGTAAAAAAACCTAGTAATATCGTTTCAAAACCTGCCGAGCATCTTTGCTGTATCTCGACTGCTATTTGCTCGCATTGACTAATATTAATTTTACTTAATATATAGTTATATGCAGTTTTATAGAAATTCAAATTAGAATCCAACGACCTGCGGAAAAAGTACGCCCCATTTTCAGTAACTTTTGTTAATGCGATGTTTATATCCCCAAAATTAGTTGGGTCGTATGGTAGTCCGTCTAATAGTATTTGATATGTTGCCATTATTTTACGTCAAATATACTGCGTTCAATATTTGGGTTTAGTTGCACCGCTAGTTCGTAGCTTATCCAATCGAAATAATGACGGCAATTATAGCCACCTGCGTGCTGCATTACATCGCCTGGCATCTTACCGTCCCAGTCTAAAGCGTTCCAACTTACACCCTGTTCGCGAGTAAATACCCCTGCATTTCTCTCTTCGCAAAAAGAACGAGTTGTTAATATTTCGCCTCCTTGGTAAATGAAGTAATTTAGTTGCAATTGGGTGGCGTATTGGTTGCTCATCGTTCTATCAAATTGAGCAAAGGTATCCTGTACCCTATTTTGGACTAGATTATAATTATCAACCACGCCCAACCTTTGACCTGTTCCAACTATAAAACTTTCCGTTGCATCTCGCACCTCAGCAAAACTTTTACCTGCTGAAATTTGAGAAACAGCAAAGTTTCGGGTTGCCGTTGCAACGCTAGTATTTATATTGTAAGCTGCTGCAAACTGTTGAATGTTATTGTTTAATTTAGTCAAAACAATTTCTTTGACGGTCTTAAAATCTAGGGTTGGCGGCGTGTATTGGCTGTAATAACTAGTAGCCTTTTCTTCGATTTTAGTAAACTCTTCTTTTAAGAATTTACTAATCCCACGACCTACAATTTCCTTCCAAGCCTGTACAAAAATTGGGTTTTGAGTAATTCTAGTGATAGAGTTACCCGATGCCGAAATGCTACCCGAAATAGAACGCCACACCTTATCGAAATACTTTTTTTGTAGTTCGTTAGATAGCTCTACCAAGCGTTTTTCGGCTGCTTGTATGGCTTTGGTTCGTTCCTGAGTAGGTCGCATTTTATAGTGTTGGTATTATTGGCGTGAATGTGGCTGCCATTTTATCGGCAAACTCAAAAATTATTTTATCCTGTGCCGCTTGGTCATATTGCAAAAGGGCAGGGTATTTTAATAATGCAGCGGTGAATATCTCGTCAAGGTACGAATAAAGCATTTTAGTACGGCTATCCGGTGGTAAGTTTGCAAGTTCCAACATTTGGGCATCTGCCGAAAGGCTCTTGAATGGCTTGTACCTGCGTTTCACCTTCATTAATAGAATTTGGGCGGGGTTGTCAGCGTTTTGAATTTCCGCTATTTGCTTTTCGATATTCCACAATATCTCGCTATTTGCTCCGGCTATCTTTGCATCGTTTAGCATGATTAGTAGTTCCCCTAAAGTTTCCATTTTAAAGCGTTTAGGGTACTTATGTGATACAATTAACCCTTCGTCAATGCTCATAATTTCTGCCATGGCAGTAACAGAAAATATATAGTTTTGGCTAATCTTTTCAGAGTAGGGGATTAGCGTCATTGCAATTGCATCAAGAAAAGCGTTAATTTCCGTAGCAGTAGCAAAACCCATAGAACGGCGGTTTAAATCTACCCCAAAAATTGAGGTCGGTATCCCTTTTGCGATGCTATCAACTTTGGCAATTTGCCTATCTACAATATCAATCGGCAGGGTAGAGTAGAACTCCATATCTTGCAATTTCAAAACAGACGGCATATCTTCGGTTGGCTTTTTTACCATGATAGCCTCCTGGGTTGTTGTATGCGTTTTTATGCCCGACCCTTTGCAGCTGGGGCAAGTTCCTTTTGTAGCACCGCCAACCGCCACAAGCGTTCCGTTTGTACATCTAAAATGTGGCGTTTCGCTATCTTGGTAGTCGCAAGAATCAACATAGGCGTATTTCTTCAAAAAGGTATGTTGGGCAAAAGATAAATCTAGTTCACTTTTGCTGTTAATTAGGTCTTTATAGTCTTCGGTAACCGGCTGCATAACACCAACGAAAGTACGTCCGTCCGTTGAATCATCAGGAGTATAGCCAAAACGAATTGCTGGGGTTTCGCTCGTTCCATTCGTTTCTACCCAAACACGGTAGCCATTTTCGATAACGTAGTTAGGTGATGTTGGGAAGGTGGCGTTCGCATTATCTTGGATGTAAACTATTTTTATACCCTTAGCATAGGCATAAAGATATTTTACATTGTTGATAATTGATAGCGTAATTAAATATTCGGTTATGCCTCCACGTGTCAAAAAGTCAATTGCATTTTCAGAGTTTACGGTGGTGGGCATCGCTTCGCCCTGCTCGTCCAATTCAATTATTAGCCATGCGTTGGGGTCAATAGCTGAATAGTGCCGTTGCTTTTCTTCTAGGTACTGCTGCAAAGTTTGACGACCATAAAAACGAGAAACAAGAGCGTTCAACTTTTGCGTTTCACTAACTTTATCGCCAGCATCCTCTACATATATTATACTATCAACTATTCGAGGGGTTGATTTTATGTAGTCAAATTGGCTCATAACCTGAGCTGAAACGGCAGGTGTTTTACTCTTGGTGATGTTTATTCGCTGTTGCTTTTGGGTTTCATTTTCCGAAGGCTTGTAAGAAATTACAAGCTTATCCTGTTCTACTTTGGTAACTATTTGCTTGTAGAGCAAAGCAAGTTCGACCGTCCTGTGGTAGTCTGCGTGCTTATAATCGTGGTTTAAGCATTTTAATATCTTTGCCTTTAGTGTCTGTTCTTCCATTATAATAATGCGAGTTTACCGAGTGTTTCGTGGTGACATAAAAAATATTCAAAGGCTTGCAATGCGTGCCCTCGTTCTTCAAAACCTAGCTTGTTTTTTGGCTTTGCTAGTTTGCCGTTGGCATCCTGCGTGCACTGCTCTAAGTCGTGTATAAGCTCCGTACAACTAGGGTCAATTATTAAATCAATCGGCAATAAGCCCGAAAGAATCGCATTTAAAAAAGTCTTGCGCCCCATCGAATTTGGGGCGATTTTTAGGTATCTAGGATTTGAGCTAGGTACTCGCTTTTCAATTGCATAGGCATATACCCCAAATCCTTTTAGAACGTCTTGGAATAGCGTTTTTACATCGCCTCCTATACCTGTGCGATTGTTACCGCTCGCATCACCGTACAAAAAAACACCCGAAGAGATGACATCTTCAAACAATCCGATAAATTCAGCACCTAAGTAAAATGCCTCGTTGTTGGGATATTTCAATGCAAGACCCTTCATTACTTGTACTTTATACCTATTGTTTTCGCTCCAAAACTGAATACAAAGCCCTGTCATATGCGGGCTTACGTTAAAGTCAGTCGTATAGTGAATAGGCATATTTTGCACATACTCAACCTTTTTCACGTGCCTTGATATTCTGTACTGGTGAGCGTACATATTCCCCAAAGCAGCTATCCCCCACCTCCCATGTTCGTAAACTTGGGCGTAAACCTCATCAATCGAAGCCATTAATTTTAGGGTTGTTTTATATCCCTCATCTAGCTTCTTGTTGTGCTTATAGTTCGTATTTAGTACCGTTGTGTGTGACAACTCACCATCTTCAGTTTCAAATGTTAGCCGCCAAGCTGTTTTGTTCTCGTTCAAATATTCAACCCCTACAAAGTTCTTTGGGCGGTCTATTTCGGGCAAATATTGCGGCTCTGCGTGCTTTACTAGACTATGTGTTTTACTCACAGGATTAAAGCACATTATCATTTGGTAAAAGCCCTCATATTCGCCACGCATCCGCATTTTTAATTGTAGAATATCGGTATCAGTTGCTCCGTCAGCTTCCTCAATAAAAATTTTAGTTACTCCATGAATGGACTTTAATTTGTCCACATCGTCAAGCCCTGCCATTATTATCGAATTGCCGTTAGACATATTCTCAATGCTGCGTAGCGTGGCGTTTACTTTCATTTGTGCCCAAACTCCCATTTCCTTAATTAAAGCAATCACAGGAGCCCAAAGCGTAAAATTTAGGGTATTTGCTACCTTGCGAACAAATAACGTTTTCTCAGGCTTTTTAAAACCGTTATAAGATAGTAAATACTTTTCAACAATCATATAAATGGCAAAATTTGACTTGCCCGAACCCGCCCCTCCAAATAAAATAATAGTTGGGTCTGTGCAGTTCCATATATGTTTATCGTATATGGGATTTATATAAGCATCGTAATTAATCTCCATCGTCTAAATCCCCTACTATGCGATTGATTACGATTTTTACTTGCGCTGCTTGGTCATCTACTTTCTCTTGGTAGCCACGTTTACGCCCTTTGGTTTTGAGGTAAAAGAGGGTAGCGGCTGTGTCTTCGTTTTCGATTAATTGGTACAGCTTCCCCTCTACGTAGTCAATAGCCTGCTCAGTTATATCATCAACTTCTTTTTTAAATTCGGGGTCTTCAGCAATCCAAACATAAAAAGAAGAACGAGATACACCTGAATTATTACAAGCAGTTGTTACTATTCCCTTACTTTTAGTTAATTCTATAAGTAGTTTTTCCTTTTTATTATTGTCCATTTTGTTTTATTTTATCCCTATTTGTTGCAGTTGCATTCGTTCAATTCGTTTTGTAATTTTTCGACCAAAAAAGCATTCGCATTATACAAAATTTTCTTTAGCGCAGCTTCGAGTTGTTCGCTTTCTGTCATGGTTTTATCATTTCAAAAAATGCGGGTTGTGGGCTGCAATCGGCTTTTTTGTTGCCCTCAAAATTTGTGTGCGTGGCGAGTACTCTTATACCGTTTTGGGCTTTGGTATCAATATCGAACCAAGATGCATCCAAGGGCAAATTTTCGTACTTAAAGCCGTAAATTTCTTTCAGTTCCGCAAGTATCAAACGAACCGATTTTATCTGAGCATCTGTATATTTGTGCCAATACTTTTTCCCCATAAATGGTTTGTCAAGTTGCACCGCTTCGTTGGCAGGCACTACCCTATTTACGTAGTTTATAAATATGCCTTCTTTGAGGTCCAAGTAACCCCAATTACAAATTTCAATACCAATGTATTGGCTATTAATTTTCGTATCGTTTTTCATGCCAACACGAAACATAGCGATGTGATTTGCCCAACATTGGAGCGGCATAGTTTGAATGATAGTCCCGTCAGCACCAACGACAAGGTGAGTAGCAACATTCCCTCGTTTATCCCTGTCCCACATTGGACCGACTGACTCCGCCTTAGGACCTCCCGCAGTATGGTGTAAGCAAACCCCACGTTTATCACTAACACCATGATGGTACTGCCCACGTTTCATAGGCACGTACTTTGCACAGGGCAAAACGAGCGGATACATACACGCCAAAGTCTCAGCATCCAGCACACCAGTAATTTTCGTGTTTAGGTTCGCTGTTTGGTATGCCTTTAGAGCGGCTTCGGTTGCTGTACCGAAATCGCCATCCGCTTTGAGCTTTGCGCCCGCCTCGTTTAGTTTAAGTTGCAAGGTTATCACCTCAGCCCCTTTCGTTCCTTTTGCTATCATAACTTTAATTTGTATAAGCCCTCTAAAAGTTCAGCATCTTCTTTGTCGATTAGCTCATAAGAAGTACCCATTAAGATATACCA